ACTTGAACTCCAAGCACTGACTCTTGATGTTGAAATATCTGCGATTTTAACCGTAGCAGAAGGTCCTGTTCCATCAAGATAACGATAACGAATTGCATTACCACTTAATGCACCGTTTAGAACAATATTTCCAAATAAAGTTCGGTTAGTTCCTGCTTTTGAATCTAAAATTGAAGAATATAATTGAGAGTCATAATAAAAGCGATCAAGAGTTTTATACAGAGGATTTGTTAATCTAGAAAGACTAATCCAATCACCTCTTGTTGCACCAGCATTCTGAGATCCTCTGATAACATCAAGATCAAGTGGTGGAAGATTTAAGGAAACAAGTGAGGTATTTCTATCCTGAACATCAGAGAGAAAGCTTAATACATTTAAACCAAATAACTTTGGATTAGTAATTGCCATATCAGATGGTCCTCATAATAAATGCAAGCGCATAATATGGGGGTCTGTTTTCGTGGTAGTCGTCTGCACCGGTACTATTGGTAGAATCTGGTCCAATATCATTAGTGGTTGCAAGAGCATATCTACCAGATTGACTATTAACGTTATTATTTCCAGAATATCTAGATAATTGGTGACTGTGAGATGGCATCTCAGCAGTTGTCAGTTGATGAGCAGTTTCACCACCAGTATTTCCAGGTGCATATGCTCCACTTACAGCGCCAGTATCAGCATTAAATGTAACTCCAGTAGAAGCGTCACTGGTTGCACCTACAATAAAACGACTTCTTAAGTCTGGAGTTCCACTCGAACCATTGCAAAGTGCCCATCCTGTGGGAATACTTGCAATAGAACCAGACCACATAATAATACCACCAATTGGAATCGTTCCATTTCCAACTAGCCCATCAGAATCTGTCAGTTCCTGTATCTGATTTGCAGCAGAATTAACAATTAAAGGTCTACGAGTTGCCATTATAATTTGTTTTTTCTTTATTTATTATTGTTCTTTAAAGTTAAGACTAACTTCAGCAGTTCCACTTCCACCACCATCAATCTTTTTAGCAGTAATAAAAGTTGCTTCAAGATTGTTGTTATCTGGTGTAATAACTCTCTTCTCTGGACCAAATATTTTTCCCATATCAATGGTTTCAGTAGAGTTTGCTCCAATATAAAGAGTGTCTCTTTCAGTATATGGTCTTAAAGATTGCTCATTTTGAACATCAATAAGAGCAGATGATAATCTAGCTATTTCATTAAAGTTAGTTGGTGAAACTCCAGTTGTGTCAGCATTTCCATCAGCATTTGTAACTTCAATAGCATTACCAAGAATATACCACTTGGGACTAACTGTTCTTTGGAAATCTCCGATAGTTTCTTTAACAGTGATATTGTTTATCTGAGCATAATCTCTCAGTCTTGTAACCAAATAGAGAGGATATAGATTATAGTTATAAAGTTTTGTTGAGTTAACTGATCCCTCTGCTGTTATATTGATAGGTCTAATTAGAATGGTGAAATTGGACCCAGCACTTAACGTTTGATCAATTCGAATATAAGAATAAGTATCTCCACCAGAAGAATAACTACTCGTTACTCCAACAAATCTTGAATTTGTAATATTCACCGTTCCGCCAGTTTGCAGAATTGCAATCTGACCACCATTGTAATCAATTGCTGGAAATGTTCCTTGAATTTGAACATATAGATTTCCATCACTTAAACCTGTTTGTGGGTTCACATTAAATTCATTTGCATTTGGAATCTGTAATGGATCTTCAACAATGACCGTTGCTTTTGAACAAATACCGCCAGCAGGATTTGCAAGAGATGGAATACGATAATCAATACCCATACGAATTGACGGTTGTTGTGGAGCCCAACCCTCAGCAGTTTCTACACCATCTTCATCAGCAGCAGTATAGCTATGAGTATGCTCACCATAAAGAATATCAGAGTTTGCTAGAATTGTTGTTGTACCAACTCCAGGAATAATAAATCCGTTCAATGTATCAGGAAGTGATACATCAGGTTTTTTATCAGTAATTCCAATTAGAAAATCTGCAAAGTGTGCATAACTGTCTCCAGAATTTGGATTCACGAATTGAATTTCAAGTGTAGATCCAGTAAATCCAAAGTCTGATGCTGCATAACAATCATAGTTACTTAATCTAATTTGATGTGGATATGTTACACCAATACCAATTGTAGTTGTAATTCCGAGAACACGATCATAAACAACGTTACTTGGAGATCCAATATTACGGTCAGTTAAAGAGAAACTAGCTAAACCACCAAATCCCTTCACAGTTGCAGTTTGAGTGTTCACATTCACACTTGTAATATAAGCATTATAAATTGATGGGGCAATAATCTTAGCACCAACATCATCCGCAGTAAAAGAACTTACACCAACTGTTGTAATTGTATTTGGATCACTAAATTGAATATCCAAATATCTTCCACTTTCGGTTTTTGCAATTCCTGGTGTATAAACGTGACCAAATCCTGGGCAGGCAGTACAAGTTACAACCTTAACTTCTGTTAGTGAATCTGTGGAAACATTTAACTCTGTAGGAACAATAATCTTTTTATTCTGAATCGGAACTCCATCACGATTTAGAATAAAATCTTTCGGTGTAACTCCAAGAAGAGACTTAACTTTTGAAGAACTTATTGTTCTTTGCTTAGAACTTGCTGAATAGATTTGAGATGTTCCTTCATCATCACCATCAATATAATAAGAAGCACCATACTTATAGATGTACTGTGGTGTTCTAACATCTCCAGTGTTTGCAACATTAAGAGCATACTTAAATCTAAAATAAGAATCTTGTAAACAAGGAGAACCTAGAGAGTTTTCAATGACTAATGTATGAATAACTACCCATCTTGCATCACCATTATCTGTAGGAATATAAGCATAGAATCTTGCACCGATAGCACCATACCAACCAAATTCAATCTTATACATTGTAACTTTTTCTGGATTCAACAAATATCCAGAAGGTCCATTTGAATTCAATGGATCACCATTGAATTTATCTCTAGGTATTTGAATAGTCCAATATAGAGTATCATCAAATGGATCTCCACTTACAATACGTGTTTGATCTGCAATAGTTAAACCACTTCTTGCTAAAGCACTGCTTTCAAGTGGAATTGTACTTCTGCGTACAATATAAAACTGTCCAGCATCAATTTTAAAAACATATTGATCTGTTGGGTTAGAAATTCCCCATTCTAGAGTAATACCAGTAACAGGTTCTGTAGAAGATCTTAAACCAAATGTAAATCCACTAATTCTACCAGGCTGATATCTAAAAACTCTTCTTGATTGTAGATATGCATATCTTTGATCAGAATCAGAATATCCAGGTCTAGTTGTAGTGGAATCTACATAATAATTCAAAAGTAAAATAATTGTAGTAAACGTAAAATTGTTTCCAGTTACAGGATCAACTAGAAGACTATCTTTTATATCTCTCCAGGTATCAGTCCAAGTATCAATCTGCCTAAATGCTGCTTCAGTTCCTGCAGCATAAACAACGTCTCCTCCAGAAACATAAGCAAAAGCAGGTGATAAGAACTTATCTTTCCAGTCAGATGGATATGCTGTTCCACCTGCACCATTGAAGTAATTATAAAGATCGTTTCCTAGTTGAATAAAAGTTATATATTGACTAAAGAGTGTATTGTTATACAATCCTAGTTTTTCAAACTTTGGTCCAAAGGGAAAAGAATATGGTACAGGAAACGCAGTAATTTTAATTGCAGATTCTTGAATTTCTTCAGTTCTCGTTGCATCATAACGATTTCCATAAATTTCATTTCCCCTATTATCCCAAGAACCAAAACTAACTCCAGCATCATATGAATAAAATTCAAATTCATCAGGATCTAGTCCATAAGATGAAACGTTTGAAAATAAAGCTAATTGAACTTCTGAGCGATTGACACCAAGTAATGTTGTACTAACTTCACTTTGTTCTTTGAATTGCTCTTCAATCTTCCAAATTACATCAGACTTTCTTGTTGTCTCTGTTGCCCTTTTAATTAATACTTGAGCAGATTGAACTTGAGATGATGATATATTATTAGATAAGAATGCCGTGTATGTATTACCAAGACCAACGATTCTTGAAATAAAAGTACCATCAGGAATGTCAGGACCGTCAATTTGGTCCCCAACTCTTACATCTAAATTTGAAATTGAACTATCAAAATAAATTTTATTTCCCTGCAGAGTAACTCTATCAACAACTCTAACTTCTAGATATGGATATTCTGCAAGAGTAACAGCAATACCAACTGCATCTGCAACAGTGGTTCCAAATCCTACTGTTCCACCACCTGTTGTACCGACACCAGTAGAAACATCAACATCCAAATCACCATAAACTGCAGTTACAATACCAACTTGCCGAAATTGAAGTCTAGTATATGCTGCATCACGATCATTAAAAACAATTGAGGTTGATCTTTTTTTGCTTGCATCTAGAGTATAATAAGTATCAACTTCAGTAATTAAAGTATTACCAAATTCATCAGTTAAAAGTTCACCGTTTGATATATTATATAAGTCTTGTTGATTACTGGGGACGATCGATATTCTGCGTTTATCGTCCCCTATTTTTATATCCTTACCACCTCCGGACATAGATCACTGCTCCTCCCAGGTGATGCTTGCAGAGATATCTGCAAATGCTGCTCCGCTATTATATATTGATTGTGTTGAAGCGCATAGATATAAACTATCTACTTGATTTGTAAGTGGGAAGGAAAGATATTCTTTGTTATAATCAAAGTATGGTGATAAATCATACTGTGCTCCAGAAGCAGGTACGAAAATACTTGAAACTACAGTTCCAGTTCCAGGAATTGGGCTTCTGACTTGAGGATTAACCTTAATTGAAGATAATTGTGCAAGAGTGAATTCAGTTGTGATACCAGAAACTCCATTTCCAGTTGGATCACTATTCTCTTCTTTCAGGAAGTCATTGCTGGTGGTTAGAATAATATTATCTGAGGTTGAATTTAAGGCATAGAAATAATAACCACTGACTGTTCCTCTATTTTCAAGATATCCAAGAACTGAAATTGGTTTTTGAGTTACATCATTTTGATAGTATCCTCTGAAATAACCATAAACACCAGTATTATCTGAAAGATAACTTGAATTGCTAACTCCGACCTGAGTTGGATTACCTGTCTTTCCAATATTTGTATCAGAAGAAAGAGCAAGTGTTCCAGTTGTTGAAGCAGTTGTCTGGAAAATAGGAGTTTTCAGAAGATCTAGTTTAAGAACTCCAGTGGAACCAGAAGAAAGACGTGTTGGATAAACCTGAGTTCTGTTTCTTACATTTCTTCCAGTGCTACTTTGAATAAAGTCTCTACACTTTAATCCAATTAAAGGTGTGAGACGATTTGGAATAATTGTAATCGTAGATAATGAAGTTGAATTTAATGGAGCATTTAAATAAAGTCTTCTGTTTGATGTATCTACAAAGTTAACTTTAATGTTTTGATCTAGAACATTTGAAGTAATAACTTGAGATCCAACATAGAAAGATGTAGAAAGACCAGCAGAAGTTCCCGCAGTAATGTATGGATCAGATGCACTTGTGGCATTTGTAAGTACAACTTCGGTGACTCCAGCACCTACAGTGTACAATCTCTTTGAACCATAAACGCTTAAAGTTGATGGCGTAGAGTAACTAAACAGTTTAACGGTTCCTCTGTCTCCACCATCAATATAGTAAGAAGCACCATATTTAACAATGTGCTCAGATGCCGAACCATAAGAGAATGTTGATGCAAGTCTCTTCGTATTTGTATAACCAAATCTGTTTGCACCTCCACCACCATAAACAAGGTAGGTAATTGGTAGAGTTGCATTTCCAAGAGATGAAACCTTAAGTTGGTTCGATGCTCTTAAATGATGAACACGAACCCATCTTGCTTCACCGTTGCTGACAGGAACATAAGCAAGGAATAGAGCACCAACAGCACCATACCAAGAGAATTCAATCTTATACATTGTAACCTTGGTAAGATCAATGTCCCAGATACTTGTATCAGTTAATAACTCTCCAGTATCTGCATCAGTGACATTTTGACCTGCTCTCTTATCGCTTACAGCATCACTATAGAGTAGATCTTCAGTTTCACCATCTAGTCTATCTCCACTAAATCTAGATCTTGGAACACGATACTCGTAGACGTTCCAATAATCCATACTGACGTTTTGGTTGACCCACTTATCATAATAAGTATTAACTGCATCAATTTGATCTTTTAGAGTTGATGTATCTGAAGCTCCTAAAGTTGTATCGACATATCCTTCATTATTCCCATCACCATCTTCGTACATATATGGGAACATTCCTGTTGCTTTAACAGTTGTATATTTTGTTCTCGATGCATTAATTAAAGCACCGCTTGTAGGTTGTACAAAAGGAACTGGAGTAATTAAAACGTGAGAAGAAATACCACTGACATTTGTAATGCCAGTTACAGAGCTTCCATCAAGATTATTGAGTGTAAGTGTTCCTAGACCTGTTGTAGTGTTAATACCAACAGAAGCAAGTCTATAAATCTTAGTATCTGTGAGTCCAGTAATCACTCCAACGTTTGTTCCTTTGGAGTAGGATACATACTGTCCAGTAGAAAGACCAACTGCCATTCCACCTGATTGATAGTAAGTTGGAACGGTTGAAATACCAATGTTAACAGTAAAAGAAGTGCTAGAATTCACTTGAAGCACATTATATCCAAAAGTTCTGTTTGGATATCTAATAGGAGTAGTTGGATTCAAATAACAAGTCATTCCAATACCAGTTAAGGTAATAAACTTACCTTCTTCAAATCCGTGAGCTGCAGAAGTGGTAATGACCATTAATCCAGTACTAATGTCATATGTGGCATTAGTGATGGTTTTTCCAAGTCCAGCAATTGAAATCGTATTTCCACCAGTTACAGTTGAAATACCAACTTGAGATTCATTTTGAAGTAAAGATGGATCATAAACTGCTGCGTGAGTCATCAGCAGATTATCTCTTAAGATTACAAGATCACCGAATTTCTTAGGTGTTGCAACAGGGTTTTGAAGTGCCGTTGCATTAGATTGCGACTCAGATCCTCTTGCAGATAATGGATCTAATGGGTTTGTTCTTCCATAATCTTGAGTTTGTTGCCCAGCACCAGTACCAAAAGTTAGTGCGTTTTCATAAATGATAGACTGTGTTCTTCTAACGACACTGAAGTTATCTCCGGTTCCATCATTTCTAGATTCCCAATAATATCCATCGTAATTATCAAAAATTCCATACTTACGAACTGCAGGGTTTTGTACTGATGCTCCATCATCACTGATGAGCGAAGTCTTAACACCAAACGTTGCAGAAGATACACGACCTGGTTGATATCTAAAGAATCTTTTTGAAGTTAAAACTGCGGTTCTATCTGCAGGACCTTCGACCAATGCTCCAGATTCTTCAGGAACGTGAGTCAGACCCCAACCCATTGTCTGACCAACACCAGCATAAACTCCAGTATTTGAAACTGTAGAATATTGTTCAGGATTTGATGCCCACTCAGTTGGGTTCACATCATAAGTGTTAACGTCAGCAAAGATACCAAGAGCAACTTCGGAACGGGGAATACCAAGAAGAGAAAGAGCAACTTCAGACTGAACTTTATTTTGTTCAGCAACTGGAATTGTTGATTGATCACTTGCAATTACAACAGGAATAGATTTTTCAGACGTTTGTTGCCCAGGAGGTACCGGAGCAGTTCTACCTACAACGACAACTGCTGCATTATTATTAACGTTTGTGTTATCTGGCATCTTAAATTACTCCGACTCTTCCTTTTGCGATGGTAAAGATGTTCCTTATAGATATATATCCAGTCTGAGCTCCGTTAGTTACTGAAGTTGTTGTAATTCCAGTAAGTCTAAGTCTCTTCGTTATAGCTCCTGCATCAATCTTCTCAGCAACTGTAAATTCAGTTGTTGATAGATCTGGTGAAACTGAGTGGTTCACCAATTTAACGATATCCCCTGTTGAAATACCACTGAATTGTGTATAATCATCAAGAGTTACCGTGTATTGGGTTGCTCCAGCACCGATTGTATTCCAGGTTCCTGTACCAATACCAATATATGTAGTAAATCCTGCTGGTTGGGTAAGAAACTCCTTGGCAATAATATCATAACCAAGAGAAGAACTTAATCCAAGAGTATTGGTTTGAGTTGATGTGAGACTCAGTTGAATATATCCATTCTGTCTTCCAAATGTTCCAGAATCTGGAGTTGTAATATTGAAGTTCAAGAATCTTGATCCAAGAGTTTCATTTGTAGTTCCTTGTCCAACAACAGTACCAATTCCAGCGGAAATAATTGAAACCTGAGTGCTGCTAATATCTTTAGCGTCACCATCTTCAACATAAAGAAGTACAGGGCTATTAAAAGTAACTCCTCTTTGAATAGTAAAGTTCACTGAGTTGTAGTCACTATCATAAATGTCAGGTGTTGGAATCCACTCATCAGATGGTCCAAGAATGATATTGTTTGTGGTTGTAATCTTACCAGAAGCATACGTTCTAAGACCAGTTCCACAGTTGCGAATAATATTACCACTCGTTGAAACAACCGAAGTTACAGACAGATCAACAGGTCCTGGATAGTTTTCGAATAAAGAATCATTGACTCTCAGAGTTTGTGACTGTTGAGCATTCAATGGTTGGAATGAATATCTATCAGTAATACATCCATCAACAAAAGATGAATCCTCGATTGAAAGTCTTCTAGAATCATAGACATATAATCCGTGTCCAGATGAGTTACGAACTTCAATTCCTTTGATAAGTGATGAATCTATTTCTGGGAAGTACATCAAGTAATTATCAAGATCATCATTAAACAGGATATTATTTCCAGAGTTTCCGTCGATTGTCAGATTGCTAATTGTAATGTCAGTTGGATTTGTGGTTGCAATACCAACTAAGTTACCATTAAACTCTAGCGAATTTCCACCACCATCTGTTAAATCAGTAGCAAAATACTGCAACTTAACAACAGTGTTCTTGCCATTACCTTTCAAACTAAATCCAGTTGGAATTGTAATGTTATTAACCAAATAGGTTCCACTTGAAAGATCAAGTTGATTTCCACCATTTGCAACTGTAGAATTAATTGCTTGAGTAATTGCATAGGTATTATCGTGAACAACTTTAACTGCTCCATCAGGATTAACTCGATACTGTCCATTTAGGGTAATGAAACTTACACCGATTCCAACAATTCGATCAATTGCCCAACCTCTTCTAGATGTTGTAACACCAACAAGTGGGAAGTGAACTTGATTACTTGTATATTCATTTGAAGTTCCCTTTGTTGACCATTCAGTCTTCTCATATAAACCGTAGTCTATCCAAGTGATTCCTGAAGTAGAAGATCCAAGTTCTTTTGGTCCAAGAATTCCAACAAGTTTTGCATTGTTGATATTTGCAGTTCCACTTGTTCCAGCACTTTCTTGACGATAAACCAGAATACCATAATTTGTGTTCGTTCTGGCAAGAGTTAATGTAATGTTGTTTAGGTCATTCCAGTTTGCAATATCTACTTGACCAATTCCTGCAAGTGGTGCAATCTGTGCTGCAGGTCCAACCTTACCATTTCTAAAGTGATACTGAGCAACCCAATAAAAATATGTCGAAACAGTTGCCGCAGTTCCAACTTTTACAGCACTACAAGATGCTGTAACTGGACTTTCAACTAAAGTGCTGTCACTAAAATCAGTTGCACCAAAAACCTTAACTCTTTGATTGATTGCAAACTTAGCAGTAGAAATTCCACTAATTTGAAGACGGCTGCTAACTGTAGATCCGATACCAGCATAAACTGTAGGATCATTGCTTACACCAAAACTTCTGAGTTTGTAGATGTCTAATTCGTGAGGATCAGTTAATTCATATCCAGTTGCAGCATCATTAACTTTTAAAACACGATCCTGAGCAAATGTTGGTTCATCTGTTGTTGGAAGATCGCTTAGCTTGAAATTCTCATAAGTAGCGGCACGAATTGATTCTGCAACATCAATGTTCTTTGCTCTGACTTGCTTATTGAAGCTAACTGGACCATCAAACTGAGACAGAACAGTTCCTGATGCTCCACCTTCAACCCAAAGTCTATTTCTAATCGTAACATTATCAAAGATAACATTGACAGATTCTGGATCTTCACCAGTTTCAGTTGGAGCTGGTATATCAAACTTCGTCTTACCGCTGAAGATTTCTCCAGCATTATTCATACCACTATAAATTACAAGTCCACAGGAACGCTTCTGACCCTGCGCTAAGAGGTTTTCTTGCTCATTGAGTGTTTTGACCTGTACTTGAGGGAGACCTGTTGAATAGTTACCAGGACCGTAACCAAGATATTCAAATGTATGACCAGAAGCACGAAGAATCGAAGGTCTACGGAATTCAATCGCTAGAGGTTCAATTTTGCGAATTAAAGAGTTTGCATCGTGACTTTCTTGGCGAGTTCCAAGAGAACCACGAATTACAGTTGCAGTAGAATTATTATTGCTACTGACCACTCTCATAATTTCATTATCAATCTGAATGTAAGAACCAAGAGGAAGTCTTACAGCAGTACCAATTCCAGTGCTCTGAATACTAATAGATGTTCCTGTAGTAATTGCAGAACTTAGTGTGAATTTATCGTTTCCATAGAAGGATACGTGTCTGATTCCATAATTTTCTTGTGAACTATCGGATATACCATCATTTGCAGATAATCCGTGCTTCATTACAAATCCATTTGTAATGGATAACTGCTTATTTGTAGTGATTGTGAATTGATTATATGCTAATTTTTCTTTTACAACATACTCCCCAACATTATTATAAGAAGAATCTAGAATTTGGAATCTGTTTCCAGATAATAGACCGTGTGCAGCAGTTGTTCTAACTGTTGTAATTCCAGATACAGAATCATAATAAGTCAGTAGAACACGTGAGGATGGTCCAACAACAAATGCATATTGTGTTGGTAGAATATCTGGGTCACCTGTGGTTTTTGCAACTGCAACTTGAGTTGATGAAGGTACTGAGGTAATCAAATAGTGATTACTTGCAGTAGTTCCAATACCAGCGAGTTGAACAACGTCACCAACATTCGTCGAAATACCTGTCGTAGCAATCGTATATCTTGCGGCACCATTTCCAGCACCGATTGCAGTTTGATCAAAGTACAGTCCAGCAGCACTGTATCCAGAACCTGGTGCAATGATATCAACAGAAGTGACTACACCGCTAGAAATAACTACTTTTGCAGTAGCACCATTCCAAGTTCCAGTCTGAGAACCATTTAGAAGTTTTACATTATAATAGGTTCCATCAACATATCCACTGCCTCCAGTAACTGTACCTGTTGCAATTCCAGAAAGACCGTGGAATCTTGGGAATGTAAGTGTTGCGGTTCCACCACCAGTTGAAACCGAAGAAATTGTAAGACCCAAACCAACTGTTTTTAGAAGAAGGTCTGCACTTTCTCTAGTGATACTCTTCTTCAGATCATTTGTAACAATGGCACCGATTGGAGAACGCTTTGCAAATGTCTTTGCTGTTGGTGGGTTTGATGTAACATTATCTCTATCCAATTCTGGATAAAGATTCGTCGCCAACTGACCAAATTCAAGATTTGTGAATTCGGCGTTCATTGCATTGCTTGCATTCAACACATAAAGGTGATAAATGCCGTCTTGTTGATTATAAATGTATGGAGAAATGACATCGTGATCATAGATGTAGAGATTGCTCTGGAAATCATTTCTTTCGAATCTTGGAAGATTTGTACTTCTGATTCCAACATTATTTGAGAATGTTCCTACTAAGTGGGAAGTTCCATCAATATCAGTTTGCCCATACTGGAATGAATATGAGTTCGGAACTCCAGTAACAACGAAGGTACCATTGTATCCACTATTTCCAACACCACTTGCATTTGTAGTGGATTGAACATTCTTAATGTTAACGATTTCACCAATTTGAACATTATGAGGAAGTTCTGTTAATACGGTGATTGTTCCAGAACTCGATGAACACGTTGCAATGAATCTTGGATTTTTGTTATACTCATAATCTGTAGTTGCAATGCTTGTTCTTGTGAAATCAACATTGCTTCTTGCACCTGTTGTACTTGATTCTTGAATTACAAATCCAATCTCAGGATCTCTAGCATTTTCCTGCTCTTTTGGAATAACAACACGGAACTTATAAAGTCTTTCATCTAGACTTCTTTGATCAATCTTTCTCTTAAGATATCCAAGTTCTCTTGTAGAAGAATAATTTGGAATTGTATCATTTACGAAAGCATTATAAATGTCATTGCTTGCATTAACGTGAACAAACCAATTTCTATTTTGAGCATCATATTGAATTGGTGAACCCAGTTCTCCAGAATCCTTATCTGATACTCGACTTAGGATATGAAGTTTTGTACCACCATAAACTGTAATTGCTTGCCCCTGAGAAGAGTTCGTGAAGGAAGAAGCAAGTTTAACAGTATTATTATCACCATTGTTAATAGCATAATATGTTACGTGCTCAGTAATATTTTCTGGAAGATCTCCATCGTCACTGATAATTTTAACCTTTTCTCCAGTTAAGAGGTTGTTTGCACCAATTGTGAATGAATCAGATGTAGGTCCAGAAGTAACATCATAAATTTTTACAGCACTTGTAGTTCCTAATGCTGTTGTAAGTCCAGTTGTGCTGATCACATTATCGCACATATAAATGGATGCTGAGAATGTAGATCCAGCAGACACTAAGTATAGAGTATCGTTTGTTTTTGCACCAACTCTACAACCTTGCGCTTGAGATGGTGGAAGCACATCAGGAGAGTTAAATCCAGAAAGATAAAGGTGACTTGAAATGCCAATGGTCTTCGTTAATGCATCATCAAATGCTAACCACTGAACTTCTGTTTCTGTTTCCGAAACTGCTCTTGGAGGAAGAACTGATGTAATGAAGGCTTTGTTATCTTTACTAAATGCTTCCTTTTTAAATCCAGTTGCCGTCAGTGAAATCTGTCCAAAGTTGGAGTTGGAGTTTGTAATCGATCCATCACCACCAGAATTTGCATCAAAGTGACGATTAAATCCAATTGCAAAAACAGAAACAATCTGAATGAAACTGTCATTTGAAATTTTCATATGACTCGTTTCCCATCCTCTGCGATAAACAGCGTCTGGGTCTAAGTGATAGACCTTTGTAGAGTCTGTCTGTGATGCACCTTCTGGAAGTGAAGATCCATAAACAGTCGTATAATTAACTCCCTGATATGTTCTAGAAGACTTATCGTATTTTACAAAAGCACGGTCATCTTTTTGTAGAGAGATTGCCGTGAACTGTGCAACAACAGTACTTCTAAATCCAGCAGACTTATTACCATCAGCGTGAAGTCCATTCATACCCCATACTGAACGTAAGGAGCAGTTAAAGATGTATGGAGATGCACCAGATACAGTATCAGTTTCAACAGTAACCGTCGCTCCAGAAGCACTTGGACTTGGGTTAATGTTTGGATATGATGAAAGTGATGGCAGGAGATATGTGAATGTAGTCGCGTCTACAACATTCTGAACTATTGTAGAAATATTATAAGGAGCAACAACACCAGAACCACTGACTCCTTTAATCTTAATTGGAGTTCCCTGGTTTAAATTATGAGGAACTGCTGTGATAACTGTTACAACGCTTGTTGGAGTTGCACCATTTCCAGAGATAATTGATGAAATACTAATTGGATCTGAAGCAAAAGCACCAACAATTTGCCACTCAGGATTTCTCTTATTGAATCCTCTAGGAGAACTTGGAAACTTCTGATCAATGTCACGATATTGATTATAAGCATTTGATACTTTGCTATAATACATATCAAGGTCAGTCAGACCCGTTGTAGCACCATTAGATAAAGTAATTTGATTTACACCATCACAGAATTCGAAGCAAGTAAGTTTATGGTGTGAGAAGTTTGGTGTTGAACGATAGTTTGATGCAAAGTTATCAGGGTTTGTATAAACTACGTCTGTCGAATCGGCATCAAAGAACGAAAACTGCCAGAAGTAGCAAGCACCAGTGATTCTAAAAATCGCTGCAGTATCTACAGTTGAATCAGTAGGATTTGGTACATATTTTGGACGTAGCTTAGTCTTACGGAGGTCGAGTCCAACAATTGAAGTTCCTCTTGGGACTACAACACCACCATAAACACTATTAAACTTATAGAGAATATTATCTTCTTGCGTTAAATCAAAGTTTGAATCAAGACCTAAAGAAAGTACTGACGCAGCAATAGATCCGACTCCACCTGCTCTTGGAACTGCATAAGCGGTTCCACTGTTATCATAAATCGCATATCCAGGTCTGTTATCGATAACATATTCGCCTGGAAAGAGCAAAATTGTAGTCTTTTCAACTAAGTCGTTATTATCACCCTTTACATATGAAAATCTTGCTGCCTCTAACAGTGCTCTCTGAATTGTTTTAAATGGCTGAGCAAGAGAATTACCTTGATTTGTAATCGCATCAGTAGCGTCAAGGTCATTTGGATTTACATAAAGAATACGACCTTCTGTATTCTTGATGAAATTGTCCAATTTATTCAAAGGCACGGTATCCTAACTCCTACAACTATCTGTCTTATTCTTTATTTATGTTTTTTATCCAGTGCTTATTCAAAAATCCCAAGACATAATTTTCACCAGGACACTCTTTACAGAGTTTATTTTCTACACCATTATTCCACCATTTTTTTCCATAGGAGGGATTATTTTTCCCCATTGAAGACTTCCTAATTTTTTCTTTTGTTTCATTACTTGCCTTTCTTTTCTTCGCAGATTCACTTAATTTTCTTCTATGTTCTTTCGTGAATTCTCTTCCCTTATGCCTATCACTTAACTTCTTTTTAGTTTCATCACTTAAACGGCGTCCAGAACATCCTTCTCCACCATTGGTCACATTTCTTAAAATGCCAGTACCTAAATCTTTTCTACCAAGCACAGCAATCATATAAACCTCGTGCTTACGTGCTTCTTCATCTGTAAGGTTTTGCTTTAAGAATATTCTTCTTCCTTCTTCTGGAGGTAGGTGAATTGCGTGGAGTTTATTATTGATCCTTCCTGCCTTTCCCTTACCAATATAATAAGGTGTGCCATCTTCACGCAAATAAGCGTAAGTGTAGTATTCCATCTGCTTTAATCGTGGTTACAATTATTTATACAAGAAAAGGGTCGTAAGACCCCTTCCAGCTTAAACAACCACGATTAAGCATCACTATTTATCCCATTAAATCTTCCTCATCATATTCAATAATATCATCAGGCATATCTTCTGGATTCTCCAAATCTACTGGAAA